ATACTCCCCTGTTGGATTTCCATACTCATCTGTTAGGGGTTCTTTGCCCTCGTACAAAGCGTAATAAATCGTTTGTTTATTACGTTCTAACGTTCTCACCCTATACCACCCCCACAAAAGGGGTAATCCCTCGCATAAGACTTTCGGGTACATCGGCGCTTTCGTATGTGCGGTTTATGCCGTTTTCATTATGAGCCGTCTGACCCTCAGCGCCCCTTTTGTTGTAGAGGTAAACCGCTATTTCAACTTGTTTAGTTTCGTAACGATTCGGAACCTCAGTAACGGTGGAATCATAAGGATACACTCTATCAAGAATCTTTTGTGCGGAAATAGAAAGGAGCGTGAGTAGCAACGCATCCTCATCTGTTCCGCTTATATCAAGCAAACTTTTCAACTGTTCGAGTTTAGGATTTATCTCTGCCACTCACGCATCCCCTTTCATCCGAGTGATTCTAACTGTTTAAAAATATCGTTCTTACTACGATAGATGTGAATATCCACGCCTTTTTCTTTTGCATATCTCTTTAAGTCCTGATAGCTGAGATCACGGTAGTCTACCTCCGAAACCTTTTTAGTAATAGGGGGCGGGGAACTCTGCGTAGCCGGTGTTTTTCGAGTTCCATAGTTTGGGGGTGTTTTTATTTTGTGTCGTCTAAGCATCATTCCCATACGTCAACCCTCACTTATATCTCTTTAGTAGTAATCTTAATTGCCTTAGATGCATCATAGAGATACGCTACATAATGCTTATCTACAGTCATCACGGTAGACTTGTTAATGATGTCCCTATCTGTTTCAAGTAAGGTATCCCTCTTCATGTAGATAGCTAAGGCTCCGGGTTTTACTATAAAGTTAGCGTAGCTTAACTGAGTGACTTCGTAGTATGTATTAATATCCTCAACGTCGGGGTCATCTACTACTGTATAAACGCCGTCTGCCACTGTGTAATAGGTTTTATCTTTAAGCGTTTGATCCTCAGTTTTGGTATAGGTTGGAGTGGTACTAATTTTATTGGAAACTACAACTTGACATCCCCAAATCATACCGACTACCCCACTCATAAGAGCCTGAACCCCCATATCAGTAGCGGGAATCCAATCTTCGGTAGTTCTTAACTGTGCCAACTGTTCGGGGGCGATGAGTAACACCTTGTCACCATCTAAGTCCTCCCCAAACTTTACTAAGGCATTTGCTACTTCGTCAGATGTAAGTTTTCCGGTCGCCTCATGGATCATAGGTGCTGTGATAGCATTTAAAATTGCGACTACGTCGTTATCTGTCTTACTTGCGACAGATAGTCCTAATTGATCTATTGCTTCACCGATTGGATCACCATATCCACTCAAGATAGCTTCATCGGTAATTTGAACTCCTTTACCAGCTTTCTTGATGGCAGCTGTTACACTGGATTCTGTAAGTTCAGCAATAGGAATGTCTGCACCCTCTGCTACATCCACAGCATCGCCAATATAAGCATAACTAGGTAAAGTAATGGTGCTTCCGGGTCTACCCTGCAAAGTATAATCAAGTCGTGCCAAAGGTGCGAATTTCATCATGTCCACCATTTTTTGCTCTATCATTGGTGCTAACACTTCTGGGTCAATTAAACTTGCTAATTTTGTCGCATTTGCATCTAATGCCATAATTTATTCCTCCTTATTGTTCTGAGAGCTGTTTAAACAACTCCGGGTCTTTTTGCTTTAATTCAGTTCTTTCTTTCCAGTTCATTTTCTCGAACTGCTCTTTAGTAATACCTGTGTCACCTTCACCCGGCTTAGGTTTCGGTGTACCTTTAAGCAATTCAGCCTTTATAGCTTTTTCCGTTGCTGCTTTCTGAGCGGCAATTAAATCGACCATGCTTTTAGCACGGGTTTTAGTTGTTTCCTCGTCCTCGGATACCACAACATCTAAGATTGGTGCGTAGTCCGTTTCCGTTAATCCGGCTGTAACAAAAATCTCTTTCGCTCGAAGCTTAGATAACTCTTTGTTATAATTTGCTTGTGTTTCTTTTGCTTTGTCTAATTCAGCTTGTAGTTTCTCGGCATCGGTCATTGATGATTCCCGTAAAGCTTTAAGTTCCTTTTTCACCTTCGCCAGTTCCGAAGCGGTTTTATCGAACACTTCTTTACTAACTGATTTTGGAAGGGTGGTTGGGTCTACAAACTCTTTATCAGCCAACGCTGCGTTAATTTCCTCAATAGTCATCCCGTCTTTGTACGCTTCACCTAACAATGTTTTAATATCCATGATTTACCTCCTGTGTTTTTATAGTGCTTCTCTGCACTTTGTTTCTGAGTTTACAGTTCTCTCTGTTAATTTTGAGTTATAAAGCGTTCTCTCGCTTAATAAATAAAAGTGCCAATCAACCTCTGTTAAGGTCAACTGGCACTCATATGGCGCTCTGTATTTATTGTATTTATTTTTCCACACCGAGGACATTTAATCTCGGCTTCCCCCTTAATTTTACCAAGCATTTTGTTACATTTCAAACATCTAATATTAGTCACCAATTTCACCGCCCTTGTCGGGATTGGGCTTATTGTTACCCGGAGTAACTGTAGCCTTTGTATAAAGCCATTTTTCTAAATAGGGGATGGAGTCCAGATAAACTTGTTCTGGATCACTATAAAGTCCGACGTTCGATATGGCCACTTGTGGGTGAATACCCGCCTCTAACTGGTTCTGTAATCCTTGGGTCTTAACAAGTAGGTTATCTGTTCTATTTCTCGTAAACTTAATATCAATGTCACTGAGGTTTAAATCAAGATTCACCATATCTTTGACAATCCGCAAAACCATTCGTAAGAATCTTTTTTCGGAGCTTTTAAATATCAGCTCAGAATCTCTAGCTCTTGATTCAGCAGCACTCCAACCATCTCTTAAAATTACAGCTTGTCCAGTGTCGCCTGTTGTGCGATTGGCACCGTTTCTATCGGGCATACCGCAGATTATAAGAATCATCTGATAGAGGTCCTCTTTAGTAACTTGAACGTGTGTCTGATTGAGTTCTTTAGATACTATATCGACATCAGCAGGGTTCCCCGGCTCACCTTTAATTTTGATTGCTCCCATTTCTTTCAGAGCTAAAAACTGTTCTTCATCAATATCACAATTCACAAACTTCATAAAGGCTTGAACGAACTGATCTATGCCGTCCATGCGGTTTGATACTGTGTCATTAAGAGCGTTTAATAACCCTAACACCACCTCGAACGCCCCTAACCTCGAAGTGTTGGCCGGGTACTCAATTATAGGTATGTCGCCTAGAGCATGGGGTGTCTGTTCTACAACCTCCCACGCCTTGTCGCCCTTCCTAACTTCAAAATACTCAAAAGGAGTATACACACTGAACAATGTGTCGTTATCTTTAGTCTGTATATACTTAACGCCCATTAATGGTTTTTTACCGAACCCGTTGTTATACACCACAAAGGTATATCTAGGGTCAAGCACATCTATCTCAAACGGCGAATCATCAACATTATCAACAGGTAGCACCATTCGATACCCCGTGCCACCTATATAGAACCATTCTGCTAACTCGTTATCATTGGCTGCCTTATCTACTGCTATCATAAATTCATTTAACTGATTGATTTTCTCGGATACATCATTACCATCGCCACGTCTAACATATTGAATAGGTTCACCGAACACGTAACCTTTCTTAAAATCCACAATCTCCATAGCATGATTTTCAACAATCTTATTATTAATCTCAGGTCGAATATCTTTCTGGCGGTTGAGGATCGGTTGGTCACCCCGGTAATAATTATATAAATAATCAATATCCCGGCTATTCTGTTGGTGAATGGGGAACGCATCTTGTAGAACTTCTATTAAGTTATCCCTTGTTATTTCGGTTTCCGAGGAAAAAATCACTTTCCTACCGAACATTGTCCTTGTATTCGTTTAAACCACCCCCATCATCATAAACAACCGTTCCATTTCATTTTTTCTCCCAAATCAGCATCCATCGCTTTCCTTGTCCCACATAGGTAAATGACTGGTGATTTTTTACTAGCCGGTTGAAATTCCCCTATTTCACCGTACCCACCGTAGTTAAGCGCCGCTGCTGTGTTTATGAATAACGTATCTGTCACTGTAATCTTATCGTTTCTCAAATCCGGGACATTCGCTATTCCCGGAATTATTGCTCCCAAATGTGAATGTGAATGAATGTATATGTCAGCGGCTACTATGCTCGACAACTCTGTGAGAGCGTTCACCTTGCTACCTGCTTTTCTCCCACTTCGGGCACCGTGAGTCATATAAATTGTGTAACAAATCTGTCGAATCTTACCGCTGCCGTTACTCTCTCGTTTTTTACCATGGACTTGTCCTAATCTGAGGATAATATATAAACCTCCGGGAGAATACCTGTCCTCAATTCCTAATTCTCTAGCGAACCTTTTGGTCACTTGAATACCTGTATCTCTTGTTATTCGCCGCTCATGGTTCCCCTCGCTCACACCCAATATCTTCTCCCGTATGGGGTAAAACCGCTCAACACAGCGATCTAGTTGCTCGTCGGGACCATATTTATCAGAGTACACATCACTCTTGGAGTTTTTAGTAGCCATGTTCATTAAGTCACCGTTTAGTAAAGCAAAAGCGTTTGGGGTTTCTTCAATGAACTTAATTCTATCGTCAACATATTTCTCATCAGCGAACGCATCTGAATCGTGAGTATCCGCTATAGGAACCAAAATAACCTCGTCGAAATCACGACTCAACCTCGTTGAAAATACTCTCAATCACCAAAGCCCCCTTAAAATAAAGAAAGCACGACCGCATTCGGAGCCAAGCTCCCTAGCAATCATGCTTTGATTTTTATAAGATAACCAGACTCATCCGGCTAACTTAGACGAAATCCGAAGATAATTCGTCGCAATTCACATATATACTTTTCTACATATATACTATACCACTATATGTGGTAGATGTCAACCCTTCAATACCACAATATGTAGTGTTGTCAGAATGGTCGTCTGAAAACCTCAACAACCCCCGCCGGATTCCTTATTAGCGTGGACAACATAGCTAATGAATCGGGTGCGTCATCGTGCTTATTTTTACCCGTCTGCATGAATGATGTCAGTTCTTTCATAAATGCCGAATATTCTTTGCTCCGATGCTTCTTATCCAAGAAGTAAAACTTTTTAATATCGGGAGCGGCTTGTATAATTCGTGACAGTTTACTCTGATTTGATGGTGCTTTCCTATGAGATAAGTTCAACTTTATACCATCTTCTTTTAATTTAGCATCCACCGCATCACAATACTCATCACCGCCGTTATTGGCCTCGAAGCGATTTTGATGGGGGAGATGATGTTTTAGTTTCCCAACAACAATTGGACGAGTGACCTCTTTATCACCTTTGTTAAAGATTACATCCGTTATATACACCGAGCCGTCCTCGTATTCATAAGCGAAGGGGGCACTCAAAGAGTCACCGCCGCCCCATGCGACGTCGCAAACAAAATACTTACATACAGGCTCAGTTCCGGGAAGGACACCATTGTAGTAAAGTAAATCATCTTCTGGGAATAACAATCCTTCACGCTCAATTGGTTCGTTCATAAATAAGCATTTCCACGAAACATCATCTAGTGTATCTCGCATATCCAGAAAATACTTCGTATTAAACCCTACGTTGTATTTATAATCAAAATTACTTTCACCTTCGTCGTTTACAGCAGGAAAAGCAAGGAACTTCGCCCTCGGATTATCCTTATACTGCTGCTCAAGTCTACCGATGACGTCGTGAACGCTCCATCTGGTAGCAATATGTATCTCCTTACAACCCAATTTTTTACGAGATTTCAAATCGTTGGTGTATTTATTCCAGAGGTT